AGTTGCAGCTGGTTTAGTTTCAGCACCATTAACCCTTGGCTTAGGAGCTTTAAGTTTTGGTTATGCTCAATATAAAGATTACCGAGATGGTAAAGCAATTGTTGATGCCATGAGAGCTAAAGGACAAATCTCAGAAGAAGATGCAGAAAATTACATGTCACTTATTAAACAAGGAAGTTTACCATTTGGTTTAGGTAATAGATTATTTGGTGATGATGAAATGACAATAAGAGGACAAACTTTCAATCCTGAACAACAAAGAGAACTTCTAGCAGGAATGGAAGATCAGATTGATTTATTTCAAGATAAAAGAAAAGAAGTGAGAGCTTTAGATAGAGCTGATGATTTTGGTTTCTTTAGTGAAGGCGGAAGAGTTGGCATGAAGTTTGGTGGTGGAATGGATAGAAGAGGATTTTTAAAATGGCTGGCTGCATTAGGTGCAACAGTTGTAGGTGGAGCTACAGGATTATTTAAAACAGGTGCTAAAAAAGGAATAGAGCAAGTAGTGAAACAAGCACCTAAACAATTCACGAATGTACCAGGCATGCCGGCGTGGTTCCCGAGAGCAGTGGCCAAGATTAAAACCCATGGTAAATTAATCGAGATGGCGGACAAGCATTATGTGAATGGAGATATTTATGAAATGATTATTCCAGTTAAAGTTCCTAAATTCGATATGGTGGCTGGTCAGCAAAAACAATCAGGTTTTCAAACGGTGAATAAAAAAATCCTTCTGGAAGATAATCCAATAAATGGAGAAATTGAAATTAGTTGGAAAGTGGACGATTTTGATGGTGAAATGACAAGACAGATTAATTTTAAACCGGGCGAATCGGGTTTTCAAAAATTTGGAGTTGATCCTGAACATCCTGGAGCCTGGGAATATCAGAGGGTTAAAGTCGAAGACCCAGAATTTACGTATGGTAATCCTGATCAGTCTACGCCAACGCGAGAGGATTTTGAATTTAAAAATATTTTTGAAGAAGGAGATGAGGTCGTTAAAGCTTTAGAAGATTTAACAGGTAACAAAAAGATGGTAGCTCAAGATGGTTCTATTATTGAGACTACAGATGCACCGGATGTTGATGACGCTTTCCAAAAGAAAATTTTTAAAGATATTGAAGGAGAAGGAGCTCTGATACCGGACCCTGAAGGACAGATGACCCCTGACGGATGGTCAGGAGAGAAAGGTAATCCAATTATCGGAGGAGATATACCTACTGATATTTTAAAGAAAAAAGCTCGAGGTGGAACAGTTGAAACAGGGGATATTGCAAGAAGACAATCTTTAGTACCTCCATTATCGGGGCCAGATCCTCAAGGGATCATGGGGTTGTATTCGGCACCAAAACAAGTTAGAGTAGGGTAACGTAGGAACATTATGGCAGATATAGATAAAGCCCTTCCCAATATGAAGGAAAAAGTAGTTGTTAATCCCGAAGAAGATTTACAAGTAGAAGTTCTTAATCAACAAAATCAAATGGACCCTGGAGTCGATGTTCAGGAAAATGAAGATGGTTCAGTCGAGATTGATTTTGAACCAGGAAAAGTAGCCCCTTCAGGTGGAGAAGATCATTTTACAAACATAGCAGAATTAATTGGAGATGAAGTCACTGGAAGATTAGCTTCACAACTTTTCCAACAATATGAAGATTATAAAAGTTCTAGAAAAGATTGGGAGCAAGCTTACACAACTGGTTTAGATTTACTGGGATTTAAATATGTCCAAAGATCACAACCCTTTCAAGGAGCTTCAGGTGCAACGCATCCAGTTCTTGCAGAAGCTGTAACACAATTTCAAGCAACCGCTTATAAAGAATTATTGCCCGCATCGGGCCCAGTTAGAACTCAAATACTAGGAGTTCCTACTAGAGAGAAAGAAGATCAATCTCAAAGAGTTAAAGACTACATGAATTATCAACTTACACAAGAAATGAAAGAATACGATGCCGAGTTTGATCAAATGTTATTTTATTTACCTCTTGCAGGTTCTTCTTTTAAAAAAGTTTATTATGATGAAATGGTTGGAAGAGCAGTTTCAAAATTTGTACAAGCAGATGATTTAATTGTTCCGTATTCGGCTACCTCATTAGAAGATGCAGAAGCGGTTATTCAAAGAATGTATATGTCTGAAAACGATGTGCGTAAAGCTCAAGTTTCAGGATTTTATGCTGATATTGATTTAGGAACTCCTCATTTTACCGAAGACAGAGTTCATGAAGAAGAAAGAAAACTTGAAGGAACTAGAAAAACTTTTAATAGAAGTGATCAAACTTATACAATTTTAGAATGTCATGTGAATTTAGATCTTGAAGGTTTTGAAGATATTAATCAAGAAGATGGTGAACCTACAGGAATTAAACTGCCTTACATCGTAACGATGGAAGCAGGGGGACGTAAAATTTTGTCTATTAGACGAAATTATCAACCAAATGACCCCTTGAAGAAAAAGGTCCAATACTTTGTCCACTTTAAATTCTTACCAGGACTAGGTTTCTACGGATTTGGACTGATTCATATGATTGGCGGATTGAGCAGAACTGCAACAGTAGCTCTCCGCCAATTACTTGACGCTGGGACGTTATCAAATTTACCAGCTGGATTTAAACAGAGGGGCGTTAGAGTTAGAGATGATGCACAACCTTTGCAACCAGGTGAATGGAGAGATGTTGATGCTCCAGGTGGAAGTTTAAGAGATGCATTTTTTAATATTCCTTATAAAGAACCATCACAGACATTATTACAGTTGATGGGTATTGTAGTTCAAGCAGGTCAAAGATTTGCTTCAATTGCGGATAATCAAGTTGGAGATGGAAACCAACAAGCCGCAGTAGGAACAACCATTGCTTTACTCGAAAGAGGATCAAGAGTGATGAGTGCAATACATAAAAGAATTTATAATTCTTTAAAAGAAGAATTTAAATTATTGGCCACTATATTTGGTCAATATCTACCACAAGAATATCCTTATGATGTTGTGGGTGGAAACAGATTAATTAAACAAGCAGATTTTGATGACCGAATTGATATTGTTCCTGTAGCGGACCCTAATATTTTTTCCATGACTCAAAGAATTAGTTTAGCTCAGACAGAATTACAATTGGCCATGTCCAATCCTCAAATGCATAATATGTATGAATCTTATAGAAAAATGTATGAAGCGCTTGGAATTAAAAATATTGATCAATTATTACCTCCTCCGCCACCTCCTCAACCTAAAGATCCTGCTTTAGAGCATATTGATGCAATGGCGCAGAAACCTTTTCAAGCTTATAGAAATCAGGATCACAGAGCGCATATTACAGCTCATATGAATTTTATGGCGACTAATTTTGCTAGAAACAATCCTCCAATCATGGCAGCGTTAGAAAAGAATATATTTGAACATATTTCACTGATGGCACAAGAACATATTGAATTAGAGTTCGCTGAACAAATTATGCAAATGCAACAGGCTCAACAACAAGGAATGCAAGGTCCTGAAGCCCAACAACAAATGCAACAACTAAATTTAACAATGGAAGCTAGGAAAGCTGTTTTAATTGCTGAATATACTGCAGAGTTTATGGAGCAGGAAAAACAGATTACTTCTATGTTAGATAGTGATCCATTAATTAAATTGAAAGCTCAAGAGCTTGATTTGAAGGCAATGGAGAACTTTAGGAAGAAACAAGAAACTGAAGCAAGGGTCAACCTGGATAAGGCTAAATTAGTCCAAAATAGAGAGCTTACAGAAGATAAACTGGAGCAAAATGAGGACTTAGCTGAGTTGAGAGCTGAAACTTCTTTAGTTAAACAAGAGATGTCCAATCAAGCTAAAATGCGTTCTGATGTGATGAAAAGAAAAGACGTAAAAACCTTGAAAGGCCCTCGAGAATAGTATAACAATTAGAGTTAGGAGAAAAATTATGAGAGATGATTTTGGAACAAGACCTTATTCAGTAAGATTCCCGTACAAAAGTAAAAAATCCACTAAGAGAGTTAAAGCTAGTCAAGGCTACGCAGCTCGAGAAGATGAATCTTTAGGTATGAGAACTGGAGCAGAATCTACTAAGTCACAGTCTATGAAAGATCGTAGAGACGAGTCTTATGGAAAATGGGGCAGTAGACCAAACCAAAAAATTAATAGGTAGTTATGTCTAAATACGGAATACAAATTAAAGGTACGAGTCCTATTTTAAGGAATGGTCAGGGTTTTACACCAGGACATAAACCTCAACTTTCTACATATGATAAAGGTGGAAGAGTAGGTTTAAAAAAAGGTGGAGATACAAGAGTAAAAAAATTCGGCGGTGGACGTACAAACCTATTAGAAGAAGTAGGTCGTATTGATGCTGAAAGAATGAACCCAAATCGAAGAGCTGAAAAAAGAAGAGTTATTGGAGAATTAAATAAAGGCTATAACAAAGGTGGAAGAGTTGGCCTTAAAAAAGGTAGCGATAAAAACTGGATTCAAGATGTTAATAAATCAATTAAAGCTAGAGGCACAAAAGGAAAATGTACACCTATAACTAAGCCAGGATGTACAGGTAAAGCTAAAGCATTAGCTAAAACTTTTAAAAAAATGGCTAAGAAAAGGAAATCATAATGTCAAACGCATTCGGAAAATATTTAAATAAAGATGGTTATTTAAAAGGTGGCTTACATGTAAAAAATGAAGCACCCAGAAATACTACTATGAAAGAAGTTAAAACAAGTGCACCAGGAGTTGGTATTCAAGCTAAAGGCGGAAGATTAGGTTCTGCTTTAGATACTAAAAGACCTGATCAATCCATATTCTTAAATGAAGATAATTATTTAAAGGGAGGAGTACCAATAAAAAATGGCTAAAAATGAAAGACCTTTTTATAAAGGCGTAGACTTCAAAAAATTCACTAACAAAGATGGATATGCAAAAGGTGGAGTAGAATATACTGTATCTGAAAAAATTCCTTTAGAAGATCAAGTTGGTGGACAAAGAAGAATGCTAAAGGATAAGAAATCAAAAGTTAAGTGGTATTAGTATGTGGTTCAGTGCTATTAAACTAGCGCTCAACGCTGGTTCCCATATTTACAAAAAACGTCAAGAGACAAAAATGGCTATGGCTGATGCACAACACATGCATGCAGCTAAGATGGCCCGAGGTGAGGAGCAATACCAGGGCAAACTTTTAGAGGCTCGGCAAAACGACTACAAGGATGAGGTAGTTTTAGCGATTCTCACACTGCCCATAATAATTTTGGCCTGGGGGGTCTGGTCGGACGATCCGGCCGCTATGGAGAAAATAAAAATTTTCTTCGAGCATTTTCAGGCGCTTCCCTCATGGTTTACAAATTTATGGATTTTAGTTTGCGCCAGCATTTTTGGTATAAAGGGCACTCAAATATTTAGGGGTGGTAAAAAATAATGGTAGATAAACCTAAAATAATTGAAATTGATCCTGTTAAAGAGGATTTTGAAAAAGCAAAAACCAAAATGAAAAAACTCCTGAAGCAGTATAAAAACAAAGCTCTTGATATGGATGCTGTAAAAAAATCTTATAAAATTTGGACTAAATAATGCCATTTAAATCAGAGAAACAACGAAGATATCTCTGGAAAAATCATCCAAAAATTGCTAAAGATTGGACTGAAACCTATGGGAGTAAGCCAGTAGGAAAGAAAAAAAAGAAGAAAAAGAAGAAAAAATAATGGAAAATGAATTTGTAGTTATACATAAATTACAACGAGCTATAAAACAAAGGCTTACAGGATTATCTTTAAATGTTACATCCGGAGCTGTTGACAACTTTGATAAATATAAGTATATTACTGGACAGATAGCAGCATTTGAAGCTGTATTACAGGAAATCTCTAACCTGCTAAAACTGAAGGAGCAAGAGAACGATGACGGAAAAGTTATTAGAATCGACAAAGACAGACCTACCAAAAATTAAATTAGCTTTAGAATCTGATTTAAAAAAAGCGGCAGAAGAAGCTGAAGCTAAACGTAATGTTCCACCGGCAGAATCAAGTTTACCCAACCCTACGGGATGGAGAATCATGGTTCTACCTTTTCAACCAAAAGTAAAAACTAAAGGTGGGATTTTATTAGCGGAAGCGGCTTTAGAACGACAACAAATCGGAACGGTTTGTGGTTTAGTTTTAGGAATGGGTCCAGATTGTTATCGTGATAAAAACCGATATCCAGAAGGATCGTGGTGCAAGAAAGGTGAATGGGTAGTCTTCGCTCGATATGCTGGTTCACGTTTAAAAATAGAGGGTGGTGAAATAAGAATCTTGAACGAAGATGAGATTCTTGCAACAATCAAAGATCCCGAAATGATCTTGCATGAATATTAAACATAGGAAGGAACTATGCCAGAAGAAGTAAAACCAAGCGAAAAACTAGTTGATATTGACACAAGTGGTCAAGGTGCTGATATTGACATTAAGGAGGAGAAGAAAGATGAAGATATTGAAATCGATACTCAGCCCACTGACACACCTGAGAAATCTGACGAGTCTGTGGATGTTCGAGATAGCAAGGACGATAAAGAGCCGAGTGAAACGAAACAAGACGAAAAATTAGAGGAATACAGTGAAGGAGTTAAAAAAAGAATTTCTAAACTGACAAGAAAGTGGAGAGAGGCAGAACGACAGAAAGATGCTGCTATAGACTACGCTAGAGGTATAGAAACCAAAAGAAAGAGTTGGGAATCTAGATATAAACATTTAGATTCAGCTTATCTTAAAGACTCCGAAACAAGAGTTAAAAGTCAATTAGATGCTGTTAAAGCTAAATTGGCTGCGGCTATTGAAGGAGGAGATACAGCGAAACAAGTAGAAGCTCAGACTGAATTGAGCACATTAACTACTGATGCCAACAGGATCGCTTCTGAAAAATCTCGAAGAGAAACTTATGAGAGGGAAACCCCTGAAGCTCCTCAATACCGGGAAGGAATGGCACGACCAACGCCTCAATCCTTACCTCAGGTAGACGAGAAAGCTGAAACATGGGCAGATAAAAATAAGTGGTTTGGTAAAGATAAACCAATGACTTATACTGCTTTTGAACACCATAAGGATCTGGTTGAGTCTGAAGGAATGGATCCAACATCAAATGAATATTATGCGGAAATTGATAAGCGAATGAAGCTTGACTTTCCACATAAATTTGATACAACTGAAAAAACGACCAAGACCTTTCAGAAGGTTGCTTCGGTAACACGAGGTGTGAAACCTGGTCGCAAAACTGTGAAACTCACTTCTTCACAGGTGCAAATTGCAAAAAAATTAGGAGTGCCACTCGAAGAATATGCGAAACAAGTATTAAACACGGAAGGAGCATAAGCATATGGAAAATAATAATAAAGTTACTTCTCGTGCGAGTTCAACAAGGTCTAAAACTGAAAGACCAAAAGTATGGACTCCACCATCATCTTTAGATGCACCAAAAGCGCCTGACGGCTTTAGGCACAGATGGATAAGAGCTGAAACTATGGGTTTTGATGACAC